ATGCTCTCTACCTCGCCGCTAAGGTACGAACAAGCCGTGGAAACAGCAAAAGCTATAGCACCTGGTTCAGTTACACCTAGTGCAGGCTTCATATCAGATTTTATTAGTTCTATAAGCTCGTGCATTTGATTACTCCTTTCTGTGTATTTACATAATACCATACACGTGAATATAATAACGGCTTGCGTTTAGATTCCGTTTATGTTAATCTAATTAGGCATGATTTGAATATGATTGCGTTAGCTGCGTGTGGAGGATTGACCGAGTGGCTAAGGAGCCTGATTGGAAATCAGGTAAGGCGTAACAGCCCCGTGGGTTCGAGTCCCATGTCCTCCGCCAATATGATTAGAACCGTTGATTTCTCAACGGTTCTTTTATTTATACACGAATTATACACGAATTTTATTAAGAATAGATAAAGCCTTGTCTTCTTCCTGGGGGTAGAAGTGGCTATAAGTATTGAGCGTCTGCTCTATGTTACTGTGTCCAAGCCTACGACTTATCTCTAGAATGTTAACACCATTATTAGCTAGCAGTGATGCATGGCTGTGACGAAAGTCATGTATGCGTATATGATGAAGACCTGCATCACTTGCGATACGGAAGTTCATTTTTGACAATGTAGAATCTCGGAGTGGTCGAATGCCTCCGCAGATATAATAATCGTTGTTAAACCTCTTATATGTTTTTCCTCGCTCTTTATGTTCTTTCAATATATCTATTAGCGGTTCTGGCAGCTGCACAACTCTATTACTAGATTTATTCTTTGGCGGGGTCTCTCTATCTGCGCCTTGCAGCTTCTGTGTAATGCTCTTTGTAATATGTATAGAGTTATTCCTTAAATCGTGCCAACGCAGGGCATGTATTTCGCCTTTTCTAGCACCAGTGTAATATGCAATGGCAAAGAATACGTAATAATCATAAAAACCTATCTCTGTTGCGATATTCCACGCTGAAGAGGCATAGCGGAGATACTCCTCAGGAGTATAATAATGCAGCTCTTCCTTACGTTCATATGCATCACGGAAGTTAGGCACTTTAGCTAGAGGGTTGCTAGGTAAATACTCATTTTGAACCGCCCAATTAAGCAACGATTTGAACACTGTATATATATTGGACTTGCTTCTGTGTTTTAAGTCTAGGTCACCTATACCTCTCTTCCATTCTGTTAGAGATTGGACGTTTAACTTACTTATCCTTATATCAAGAGGGCGCACGTATCTATTAAGGACGCGACTATTTTTATCTAACGTGCTCTCTCGGAGTTCGTGTTTTTTATCTTCTATGTATAGATCTATTAACTCTGGAACCGTAATTGTGCTTGAAGGAGCGTGATCAGATTTTTGCAACTGAGCCTCAAGTGTCTTGGCAGCATCAAGCCCATACGCAACGCGAGTAAGGGAATGAGCCTTACCGCTATCATCCGTATAATTAACACGGACCTTATATTTTGTTAATCCATCTTTTTTATCCCCGGTTTTATATATAGGCATGATGCACCTCTAAGTGTTTGAAAATTCAGCATTTATCTACATGCTTTATCATCTTCCAACGTTTGGGAAATCCCATTTCCTCGAGGACTTCTCCTATGGATATAGTGTGAAGATGATTATTTAATTCATTTACATTTATTTTAAGTTCGCAAATCAATTTATTAAATTCGTTTTTTGATATTAAATATTTTAAAGCAATTAGTGCTGCGTATAAATCACGTTTCCCATAATCATACTCGCCCAAACTTGAATTAATGCATAAATTTGAATGCACTGGGGTATTTGGTAAAGGTTTTTTTGTTCTCATGCAATACAATCTGTTTCCATGTGCGGATATATTACGAATATCGGTTAAATATCTTAGTATACCAATTAGCAATTCATCAGTAATTCCAAATTGACGAGAAATGGCTTGACGGTCAGGTTGTTTTAAAATCCTATATAGATTACTTAAAGTTCCAAAAGTTAATACATTGTTGAGAACCCACAAAGGAATAAAACCATATTCAGTCAAGTAGTGTTTAATGCATGGATCGCTTTCTCTGTAAGCAATTTGGTTGTAAATATCTGATATAACCTTTGTAATTTGGTTATTTGAATTAGACCTAGAAGTATCAAAGTTTTGATATCTTAAATAATTATCTTGTCCGTATTTTTTCGATATCTCAAGAGAAAGCAAACTTTTTATGTGTACTTCTACAGGCAGAATATATTTAAGCATCAACTCCCTGAGTTCTTTATCAAAATAATACACAGAATATAATTCGCTTAAAGAAGTCCCTTCTTTGAATTGTTCTTCTATGCCGTTTTTATCATCCTTTGGAGTGTCAATAAAAAGCTTCTTATATCCATTTACTAGTTTGTAATAACCAACTCTTTTTAGCAAATCTTTTGCTTTGTCATATTCTGACGGATCATCCATACAAATACCGCGGGACGCTAGTATCTCTAATTGTTCTTCAAGTGTTTTTGGTTCTTTCTCATTCATAATAATTTCTCCTGAAAAAATAAAAGACCCGGGGCCCGAAGGTCACCCGAGTACGTTCCAAATGTATTATTGGAAAACTTATTTTCCGTGACCATAATCTACCATATTTTAAGTATAAGTGCAATAGATATATAAAATAATTTTTGTATTTTTTCGTATTTTGTTATTGCAAATATATGTAATCATATAAAAAGTTTTATGACGTCATAACTAAATTCATATTACCTAGCATGATAGGTACCAATACACTCACCAACAATTACTACATCATCTACATCAATAACTGCAGCAGTGTAATCTGAGTTACAAGGTTGAAGCATCATCTTATTATCCACCTTGTATAACTTCTTTAGAGAGGCTGACTCTTCAGCACCATAGCACACTGCGTATATCTCGCCATCAATAAAATCAAAATTTTTCCGGATGAATGCGAAATCACCATCATATATATTGGCGTCAATCATTGAGTCACCTTTAACTCGTAGGCAGTAATCCGCCTTAATGGATCTATCCACGAAGAAGTAGCCTTCGAAATTTTCCTCGCAATGAATACCGTTACCAGCACAAATAGTACCTAGAATAGGGATTTGTCGACCAGCTGGCACCATTATGTTTGATGGGAGAGGACGACCTAAAGCACTCTTCTCGATATCAGTTTCTACTAACTCGCTAATAGATATGTGAAATATATCAGCCAGTTGCCTCAACACTCCCATATTAGGCTCTGAATCGCCAGTTTCCCACTTCTGAATAGTTGTAAAAGACTTATAACCAACCATTTCTGCGAGTTCTTCTTGAGAGAGATTTCTTTGTTTTCTTAAAAATCTGATATTACTTGAAAAACTCATAAAAACTCCTTATTTTCTAATGATTAACATGTGCATACATTATATCTTAAGTAGAAACAAAATCAAGTAAACTTGATAAAAAAACAAGAAAAATTGAAATAATTTCAAAAAAGCTATTGACACTTGAAATTATTTCATGTAATGTTGTGACAACAAGAATTAAATTTAAGAAAGGAATGGTAAAAATAGAATGAAATACTCATTAAAGGAGTTAAGAGCCAGGCTCTGCTTAACACAAGCAGAAATGGCTGAAAAACTAGGAGTTTCAACACAGACGTACAACTCATGGGAGAATGATTTTTCAAAAGTGAAAATGAAGGATGCGCTAAAAATAGCAAAGTTATGTGGGATATCAATAGATGAATTTAAGTTTTAATTTTTTTTAGCAGTTACTTGAAATTATTTCATGTAACACAGAGGGAGAAGATTATATGAAAAAAGATAAAAACGAGCAAATATTTGAAAGCCCATTAGAATTAGTGGCCTGTATATTGGGCTCGCTAGTGGGTACAGCTGTAGGATTTTGGCTCGCTGACATTATAGGAAAAATTTTTCTATAAGTTTCACTAATAGAGCTGCAGTAACAGACGTTACAACACCAGATATAAATCCATAAATAAATCGTTTAGTAACACGATCAAACCAAAATGCTTTCGCATGTTTTAGCTCTGGAGAAATGGAAAATCCAACAGTGCACCACGAGTTGACGGAAGGAATTAAATAGCCAGCATTGATAAGTCTATCGAGAGAAGCTTTAATTTCAGCCTTATCAATTGGAACGCTGTAAAGTTTGTCATTAAATAATATTTCGCTTTTGTCAATATCATAGAAGAACTCTGAATCATAAGAATCAGAAATCTTGAGAATAGCTTTTGAAAGCTTGCGATCAATTCTAATCATAAAACACCTCCATAGGGGAATTGTACATCAAAGCAAGTATAAAAGTCGATATATAAGAGAAAGAGAGCTGAAGGAAATGAACATTACCACTTTTGTAGCAATATCAATCCTATCAATAGCCGTGATACTGCTAGGAGTTGCAGTTGTATGCAATAACAGAGAAATTGAAAAGCTGCATAAAGACTTAGATAGTGAAGTTCAAGATTTGCGTAAACGCATACTAAGAATAAAGCTGAATCAACAAGCTCAAGAAAGAAACAATCAATGTCGCAGCACTCAAAACAATCGAAGATACAGCTAGCTAAACGGAAATTATATCACAAAGAAAAGAGAGCTGAAGGGAGAGAAGGACCATGCATGAAGTAATTAATTATCTTCCATCGGCACCAGATTGGCCACAGGCAATTGAAGTTCGATTCTATCTATCACGCCACGATTGGTGTGAACTTCAAAAGAAAGAATGTTGGAAGCAGGTAGCTGAGTATCTGGCTCAAAAGGAGGAAAAGTAATGAAGATTGGCAATAAAGAAGTAAAAGAAATAGTCATTAATGATAACACAGGTGAACTTATCGCAGATATTAACGATGATGACATAATCTCGAAGGCCAATGTAATCGTCGAGATCATTAACACAAAAGAAGATAAAGAGTTAAGTCTGCAAGAGATTCAAGTGAGGACAGCCAATGAGTTGTTCGAGGCTATAGAGAACGTGAACATTAACGCAGCAACTATTAAGTCAGTAGAAAAGATAGTCGATTCATTAGTAAAAGTCATGAATGTGAGGCTTTGAGAAATGCAAATAGTAACAGTAATAGCAATAGTATCCATAGCATTAAACATAGCGTTACTGATATGGGGAATGGCACAAAAAATTGGGCTTTGCGCAACAACATGGATTCTAGTTGAAAAACAAGTTGAGGTTAATGCAAACGACATGCGAAAAGCCCAAGAAAAGGTGATAAAAACATTCCTTAAAGTGAAGAGCTGATTTTGTTAAGTATTACTTGTGAAGCTACTGACATAATAACTGGAACTGATGAAGATCCTAGAAGAGATAGTTTCTGCTTAACGGTTTCCCAAGTCGATTGATTGCGGATGTTTTCAAGAAATTGGTGACCATTGTAAGTGATCTCGCGAATATCGTTTACAAAAGTTCCGCCGGGATAGGGGGTTTTAAAAATGTTCAAAAGATTAGCTTCATTCAATTTTAAACAAGTGTACGTTATTTCATCTTTTGAATAACCAGGGAGCAATGGGAGCAAATCGCTCATAGGTAAAGAGCCATTTAATGGAAGGTTCTCTTCGGCTACAAGAAGAACATCTCTCATGCAGTCAGGGTTTAAACGCATAACAATCTCCTTTCTAAAACAAAGAACTATATAGGAGATTATACATCTCGAAAAGAACATATCACAAGGAGGTACAGCATGAATACAACAGAAAGATTCCCTCGTGTGAGAGCCTCCATTAAGGCGGCGCACGAAATATATCACCAAAATACATATCTACTGCCAGGAGATATCAAGGATCTTTTCAACTGTTCACCAAGTACAGCTGGGAAGATTAAGCGAATCGTCCTTGCTGAAATGGCGAAAAGGAACGAGCGAATCTACTCCGACATTCCCGGGCTAGTCGACAAGGACATACTATTCGAGCTAGCAGGGTTAGACATTGCAAAGATAGATAGAAGTTATAGAGAGCTAATGAGGTATGAAAATGTTTGATTCGATGAAAGAAGTAATGCACCAGGCGTGCGAAGAAGAGGGTACCACACCAATACAGGAGATAATCGCTGCGGTAGGAGTTACGGCACTGATACCAATGTTATGGATAGCCCTATACATGCTTGGGGCGAGGTAAGGAGGTATATCATGGGCGCCATAATTAATAAAAGAATAGTAGAGTTTGGGGCTAATAATAGTCTAAACATTTTAGGCAACTACGGCAGAGACCGTAAAGCTAGAGAGGTGAAGTACTACACCATCTCTACAGATACGGGGATTGTCTTAGGCAGAATTAAGCCTGACTGCTCCTATGAGCAGTTCCTAGAGAAAATAGCCCTCATGGCTATATGTGAGGCAGAACGCCTATCTGACCTCACAAAGGTTATGGAAGAGGAATACGGCGAGCTGTGTGACGATTATGCAGCTCTCAAAGAGGGGGGCAACTAATGATAATTAAGACATTTGTAATGGGAATGGTGCTAGTTGGTATCACATTTATACTAGCAGAATTACATCGTTATCAAGTGTATAAGGGAGAGATTGAACAGGAGGAAAGAAATGGAAGGTTTATGTAAAAACTGTGGACAGATGCATCTAGTATCTGCAGATACTCAGGAAGAAGCGGACAGAATCGCTAGTGAATCGTGCGATTGTGAGAACGAGGCAAAATGGCATCGCATGATGGAAGAAAATGTTGAGATGCTGTGCGGAGAGCAGTCGAGAAATCTAAACTTCATACCGTTAGATGATACAAGCCTAAGGTATGTAAAAACAACATGCGAACTGATCCATGCAGGATTTATCAGCAATGCAAAATTTAGTGCGGCCAACAGTGAAATCAAAATTAATGGTGTAGCCGGCAAGGTAGACATCAAGCGTACCAAGAAGCAGACAAACCAGATGACAATCTAGGAGGCAGATATGGATGTTGATAGAAGAAAGCGTTATTTCGGGGATATTCTCTCCGAAAAACAGCTCACAAGGACGGAACTTCCAGAAATTGAAGATGCAATAGTAGAAGAACTAGCACTCCCTATAGTTAACTGCAAAGAGTCAGCGACTCAGGATGCTGATACATGGGGAAGAATAAAGTTCGAGTAGGAGGAAAAATGTTAAAAGCTTCATGGTGGCTAATTATGGCAATGCTGCTAGTTGGACTAGCAGCGCTATATGAGTACACCGAGGAAAGATATAAAAATGCAAATATGTTATTTCTGATATTCGACATCGGAATGATTATAGCACTCGCAATCCCGGTCGTGTGGTTGATGATATGAGCAAATTGGACAATTACTATCAAAACTGCCCATTTCCTAAGCCAAAGACAACAAAGAAAAAGAAAAAAGTCAATGGCTGGAAAAACAAGAAGTACAGGAGATGTAAGTATTGCGGAGAAGGAAATGCAGAAAGACATGAAGTGTTCTTTGGAGCTAATAGACAAATATCTATTGATAACAAGTTTCAGGTAGATGTTTGCAGAAAGCACCATGAGGAGCTTCATGCCAACAGTACAGAATGGGCAATAAGCGAAAATAAAAAGCTTAGACAACATTATCAACTGAAATATGAAATTGAGTTGATAGAGCAAGGATGTACAGCAGAGCAAGCAAGAAGAGAATGGATGCGGCTAATTGGCCGTAATTATTTATAGGAGGTATCAAGATGAATTGGACAGTAGTAACGGTAACGGCACTTGTGTGTCTAACACTAGCATTCATGGTAGCGGTAGGCGATAAGAAGAAATAAATGTTTCGTACTAAATCAGATTGTGATGTGTGTGGTTTTGAACATCCGACACCAGGAGACAACAGAGCGTTCAGGTGGTGTCGTAGAATACGTGGCACAGTATGTGATCAGTGCTGCAAGAAGTGCGAGTATAACGACGACTGGCATTGCAGATTTGATCCTATCGGCAAAGCTCGTATGTACGAACTAACCTGTGCTAACAATGATGATGAACGAAGGATATCTAAGCTGGAAGACCGTTTGAAGCAAACAAAAAACAAAGCATCAAGAGAATTAATGAACAATATTATTGAGCAGATTAAAGAAAGAATAGCTGAACGCGATAAAGAATACGAGAGTATTCACAGCGGGGAAGTTATTCTGACAAAGGAGTAAATCATGGAAAGAATCAACGAAGCAAGAGCGAAGATAACAGAAGAATCGCTAGAAATAAAAGGTGCATTGGCTACGTTTATTGAAGAAACAGTAAACGAGCACTGCACCACAGAAGAAGTAGCAAACAAGATCCTTGATGGCAAGAAGTCCATCAAGGATTTAATAAACGATATAAGAAACAAAGCAAAAGAAAAAGCTGTTAATAACATGGCTGCAATCTCAGATGAAGAAGTGAGAGGAATGGTGTTGAAGTATTTTGAGATTGACGAAACAAAGGCACAGAATGCGGAGGTAGTAGATATCCTGGAGCTCATTTAAGGAGGAAGTCATGGAATACATATATCGCAATATAGAGAATATTCCTGTTGATATCGAGTATCCAGATGATTTTGAAAACATAGTTACAGAAAGCCTAGATAAGCCAATAATATACAACAGGTTTAAGAGGGTGGCCCATTGTCCAAAGTTCGGAGAAACATTTGAGTATATGGACACTATAAGAAAGGGAGACTGGTTACCGTACAGAGGAGAAAACAGAACATTCATGCCACATACATGCCATCCGTTGGGCAGTGGCAAAACATACTTATGGATGTTCTATAGGAATGAAACAATCTACTTCGTAGTTGCATATGCTTCCTGGATATATAACGGAGAAGAAGTTGCCGATATGAGGGACGTCACACAGATATATATAGAGCAGATTGTGTGTATATCTAAAGAAGAACAATTCATGTATGCATATCAAGGAGCATATCGAGGCGGATGGTCGAGATGTCAAGATGGTTCAATTTACCTGATAGATAAAGGTTGTGTACATAACCTTGTAACTATAGAGCAGTTGCAAAATACATTCCTTAAGTACATGGATATATATGTTAGATGTGCAGACTACATGATAAAAGAAGCTGCACTTTGCGCAAAGTATCCTCAAGTGGAATTTATAAAAAAAGCCGGATTAGAAGAACTTGTTGAACGCAAGGTTATGAAACAACCATCCTACATAGGACCAAACTGGAGAGCAAAGTCAATTCCTAAACTTCTAGGGATCACGCACCAGGATATAGAGAAGCTTAAAAGCTGGGGGATGTTCGATGTGGACAATATAGCAATTTACAAAATACTGGCCAGTCAAGGCAAAGTCAAGAAGAATCACATTGAACTGGTAAAAAGAGAATTTTATTTATCGGAACTCTACGAGGATAGGAAAAAAGAGAACTTTGTAAGGCTAGCAACGTATTTTGATAAACAAAGAAAACAAATGAAAGAAGATGACAACTACATCAATCACAGCATTAAGTGGATGTACAAGGATTACATTAAACAGCTAGAGAAACTGGGATATCCGGTAAATGATTATTACAGATATCCGAAGCTTCTTAGAGAAGCACATGATCGCATATCAGAAGAATATCTAGCTATGAAGGACAAGATAAGGAAGGAAGCGGATAAAAAACGACAATCAAAGTTTGAAAAAGAGTTTTTGCCAAGATTGGAAAAAATGTGCTGGAGAGATAGCAAGTATCTGATAAGGCCTCTAAGGAACAGAGCGGAGTTCAATAAAGAAGGTCGCAACAATCATAACTGCGTAGCTTCATATTATGAAACAGCTACAGAGGGAAGAGCATCGATATTTGTGTTAAGGAAAATCGAAGCTGAAGAGGAGTCCTTTGTAACTGTCGAGATTGACCTACAAAAGGGAGAGTTAAAGCAGTGCTACGGTAAAGGCAATAGACTTCCTGAAGAGGGGGTAAAAGAGTGGGCTGAAAAGTGGCTATCGAGAATGGCGAAAAAGAAACACAAGGCCACAATGAAAGGAGCAGCATAATGAACGAGATTACAAATGTTGAGTACGAAGTACAGAAAGAACTGACAGATAAAACAACTGAGGAACTGCAGATAGAAGTAAACGGACTATATCACCAGATGGAGATGATAGGCAATATTGCAATGATGATTGCAGCAAATGCCGGACAAAGGCTATTAGTCATTAAAGATAGATTAAATCATGGTGAGTTTGAATCATGGTGTGAATCACATCTAGATTTCTCAAAGCGAAAAGCAGAGATGATGATGTCTCTGGCCAAAAGATGTGAGGAAGAAAATAGCCTTTTTTCAAAAACGCAAACGTTTGCGGATTTGAGTATTTCCAAGATCTTCACGCTATTAGCAGCACCTGAAGAGGTTGCTGTAGAGGTAGTGGAAAATAACGATATTTCCGAAATGACTGTTAGAGAACTGAAGGAAGAAATCGCAGATCTTAAATCTCAAAATACAGAAATAGTTGAACTAAAGAAATGGATTAAGAAGCTGGAAGAAGAAAAGAACGAACTAGGAGCAAGCTCTGATGAACTCGAGAAAAGAGATAAAGAGATTGAAGAGCTGAAAGAAAAGCTTAAGAAAGAAAAGGAAAAGTTAAAGAAGAGCAAGAGTGATACTGATGAAGAGGTTAAGAAAGCTCTTGAAGAGGCAAGAGTTGAATTAGACAGAGAGATTGAAAAGGCTGTAGCAACTGCAAAGGTTCAGGCTAAAGCGGAAAATCTAAAGACTGAAGAGGAACTATCAAAGGCTAGAGCAGAAGTTGAAAAGCTAAATGCAGCAGTAGCGAGTGGAGAGGTACTAACAGCATTCAGGATTAATGTTAACAATCTGCAGACTACATTCAATGAGTGCATGAATCAGCTTGGACAGATGGACAAAGAATCTTCAGAGAAGTTTAAAGGAGCACTAAAGAAGATTCTTACAACTGAACTTGAAACATTAGGTAAATAAAGAGGCTGATATGGAAGATGAAGTAATAATGGAATTCCTAGCAAGCGAATTCCTAGCTGAGAAGAAGAGACTTCCGAATGGAACAGAGATAGATGCGCTAGCAATAGGATTCCAAGCAGGAACAAAGCTGATGAATCAACTTATAGAAGAGGTGATACCAGAAGATGAAGAAGATTAAATGGGTAAAGAAGATTGAAAGAATCTCGGATGCAGGTGACATAAAGGAATCGATCTACAAGCCTGAGAAGGGAAAAGGCGGTATATCAATAGTAACTGTTAAGAGGGCCATCAGACTTCAAAGCGGAAGTAGATGGGAAACCAAAGAAATAAAGATAAATAAAGAAGGAACTGTTCTTAAAACAAATTATGACACATTTGAAAAGGCGTGTGCAGCTGCAGAAAGGATGATGAATTAATCATGAAGATGACAACAAAAGAATTTTTAGAAACTGCAAATGCAGAGATGGGTCGTAAGATTTGGGAACATTACGGCAAAGCGAGACAAACAAAGAAACTTGTGGAAGAACTGGCAGAACTAATTACAGCGATAGCCAGAGATGATATAAGAGGCGTTCGTGAGGAAATGGCAGATGTAGAAGTCATGATAATGCAGTTCAAGCAAGGGTTTGACATCGATACACTACCCATCATGAATTATAAGTTAAATAGAACGATGGCAAGAATAGAAAAAGAAAACAACAAATAGTTTATAGAGGCGGTGGTTTTAAAATATCTCCTTTCGATCATAAAACGTACAAATCATATAGCTGTGATAAATCACCGCCTTTATATATAAGGAGAAAGAATGAATCAAGTAATACTAATCGGAAGACTAACTAGAGATCCAGAGCTAGTCTATACACCAGGAAATCAGACAGCAGTTACACGCTTCAGTATAGCTGTTGATAGGAGAGATAAAGAAAAGACTGCAGACTTCATCAGAATAACAGTATTTGGCAAACAAGCTGAAAACTGCGACAGATACCTACACAAGGGCAAGCAAGTAGCAGTTAACGGAAGAATCCAAACAGGCAGCTACAAAAACAAAGAAGGACAGACAGTATATACAACAGATGTAATTGCAAACAATGTAGAGTTCCTAGGCAGTAGTCAGCAAGGAACTCCAAGACAGCCGGACGAAGCATATAGCGATAGTGCACCAAACTATCAAGAAGAGCTGCCAGATACATTTGAGGCAACTGAAGAGGATATACCGTTTTAGCAGTAGAGGAGAATAACAAAGAGATGGATAAATTAGAAATACTTCAAAAGTCTGACACAGCAAGCAGAACATTCATAATGATATTGGATGAACGTCAGATAGAAACTATAGCGAATGAAATTTTGCAAATTGGAGAAACCAGATTTAACAAATATATATGTGAAATTACAGAACACGGATACTGGCTATTACAAGAAAAGAAAAGAGGTCCAATAGGAAAAATGGATATGAACCTGTAGCAACTAACTTAATAAGGATAAAGAGCACAAAATAGTAGGTAACTTAACTACACAAGCTACAGATCATATAAATATGCAGATGGTCGCAAGGCCATCTGCATAACCTTAGGAAATAAAAACTACATATATATATAGAAGAAAAGAAAAGGCGGTGAGAGTCCGCCATGAAGGTTCATCAGAGTATTATCACTAGGTTCATCGGGAGAATAACAATGTTAGAAAGAGTCATTAGAGAAACATGCATAGCCGGAGCAGTTATTGATAGATGCATAAAGGCAAGCTTTCCTCGTGGTGGAAAAAGAAAGAAAAAGGAAAAGGCTACATCGGAGGCTGTAAAAAAGAATAATGACATGCTAGCGTTAAAGAATTTAACTAGACTAATTAATTTAAATTTTTATCCTGGTGATTTACACACAACACTTACCTACGCAGAAGAGCTATCACCTGAAGAGGCTAACAGCGAATTAGAAAAGTGGATAAAGAGAATGAGACGCGAATACAAGAAACTCGATAAGGAGTTTTACTATATCGCGGTAACTGAATTTAAGAATAAGAGAATCCATCACCATGTAGTTATGAACTACATAGATTTTCAAGTGATCAATAGACAGTGGAAGATGGGAAGGATTCGCTGCACTCCATTAGATAAAACACGCAACTACAGAGTGCTTGCTGAATACCTGATAAAGGAAACTCAGAAGACATTTCGTGAGCCAGAGAATGCTACAAAGCGTAGATGGAAACCAAGTCGAAACTTAAAGCGCCCAGTTGTAAAGAGAGAATGGGTATCGATAAGTCAATTGTTTCAGAATCTTGATGATATAAAACCTTTAAAGGGATATGAGATTGATAGAGATACATTACGCAAGTACACAAATCCAGTAACAAAACTAGATCATCTTGAATATCAAATGGTATCCAATGAAGCTGTGCCAAGGCTTAACGTGTGGAGAAAAGGAAAGAAAATTAATCGAAACGAAACATACAGAAAAATGGATGAGATGCGTCAAATGGATATGGAACTAGAGTACCATACAGCAGTCTGGGATGTGCTGTAGGAATTTATAGTGTGTTAAAACATATTGCTGAAGAGGTGAGGTAAACATTATGACAGCAAAAGAATTTATGAAACAGCATGAAAGAATTGTTGAAAAGATAAGACAGATTGAAACACAGATATACGACATCGAGCAAACACTAGGGGTTAAGGGAGTCAATTATGATTATCAACCGCACGGAAGTGGAATCAGCCAAGTAACAGAAGCTACAGCAACAAAACTAATCGAGCTTAGAGAGGTGCAGAGAGATTTAGTTGATAAGTTATGGACAAAGCGGATAGAGATAGAGCGCGTTATCTTCCTGATTGAGGATGCGACATTTGCTGAACTACTGCAGCGTAAGTATATCAGACTGCAGACCTGGGACAATATAGCCAGTGAAATGAAGTTTGATAATAGATATATATATAAACTTCATGGCAAGGCTTTAGTTGAGGTCGATAAAATTATAAGAAAAAGAAAGAGGACATAAAAAGACAGGGTGCCGGTCGTGTATAGTATACGTGAGGAACAACCATGAAGAACTCCTTTATAATTTGATTAAGCGGTGGCGAAAGCTACCGCATTTATTATGCGATTATGATGACGAACGAAGAAAAAAAGAAAGAAGCCAAGAGAAGATATAGCGACGGTTATTCGATATCAGAAATAGCTTTAGATTTAGAAATAAATGAGAACACCTTGAGGTCATGGAAGAGACGTGGTGAATGGAGAGCTAGTGCATCAAAGAAAGTTGTGCAGAAAAAAGAACAACGAAAGGCTACAACAAAGACCTTAAAGAAAATGCTCAAAGAAGATTCTGAAAATCTTATGCAAAATAATTTTCTTACATCTAAGCAAAAATTATTTTGCGCATATTACTGCAATTGTTTTAATGCTACACAAGCCTATCAAAAGGCATATGGATGTAGCCGTAAAACAGCAGGCACAGCCGGATACAATTTATTAAAAAAAATAGAGATTCAGAAAGTTATTGAGGAAATACAGCAAACAAAGCTGGCATCTGCATTGGCAAAAGACACACATGTCAATGAAGCTCAACACCAGTCAGTGCAAGAGATTAGAGGAATCGATATGCAAGAGAAACCCGCACGGGGCAGCATGGGAGTAGGGGTCATGCAAAATATACCCCGCCCTGATAAAAATGGCCCCCATAGGGGGTTGTTCGAGAAGAACAAGAAGAGGGTGTATGCCACACAGTCGGTGTGTGCAATCTGTGGACACCCGGTGGACTTCTCCCTTAAGTATCCAGATCCAATGTCGGCGTGCATAGACCACATCATTCCGATTGTGAAAGGTGGACATCCAAGTGACATAGACAACTTGCAATTAGCTCACTTGACTTGCAACAGACAGAAGTCAGATAAGATTGTCAGAAGCGATCAAGCTGCACCACAAGAGCAGACAGAATTAGGTAACAGAGTTTTACCTCAAAGCGTGGACTGGAGAACTTTTTAAACAATAAAAAATTTTTTTGGTCAAACTTCACAGGGGGCATGGGACCCTCCCTCCCCCTGCTCGCGACCTTCACGCCGTCACTACGAAAAAAAACACACGCTAACCCCGGATGAGGGGGTGTAATGAAAAATTTTTAGGAGAATGAAATGGCATATAGAGGCATAGGATATTTAAGAAATAAATTATCAATCAAAAGAGGCAGAGTTAAGACAAGATACATGTACTATGCCATGAAGCATAATGTACCAGATTTTGGGATTTCAACACCACCAAAGCTAAGGAATATGATGTCAACTCTTGGATGGTGTGGGAAAGCAGTAGATAGCATTGCTGATAGGCTTGTATTCAGAGAATTTGCTGATGATACCTTTGACATAAATGGCATTTATCAGGCGAATAACAGCGATGTGCTTTTTGACAGCGCAATTTTAGGGGCTTTGATAGCATCATGCTCATTTATTTATATATCGGCAGATGAAGAGGGCTTCCCAAGACTGCAAGTAATTAATGGAGATGATGCAACTGGCATACTAGATCCCGTTACAAATATGCTCGCAGAAGGCTATGCAGTGCTGAAGAGGGATGATAGCGGTATTCCGCAAATAGAAGCATACTTTACAGCAGAAAACACAATTATCTATGACAAGCAAACAGGTGCAGAAGTATATGATAATCCAGCACCGTATCCATTGCTCGTTCCGATAATCTATCGCTCTGATGCAGACAGACCATTTGGAAGATCAAGGATAAGCCGTGCATGCATGTCTATACTTGCATCTGCATCGAGGACTGTTAAACGCTCGGAAATCTCAGCAGAGTTTTTTAGCTTTCCACAGAAGTGGGTAACTGGACTCAGTCCTGATACGGAAATCTTAGATAAGTGGAGTGCGGCAATGTCCGCAATGTTTGCAATAACAAGTTCATCTGGACGAAACGAAAGTGAACCAAAATTTGGACAGTTTACACAGCAGTCAATGCAGCCACATAACGACCAGCTGAAAATGTTCGCTTCGTTATTTGCTGGGGAAACAGGTTTGACTATGGACGACCTCGGGTTTGTTACTGACAATCCGTCATCGCAAGAAGCTATTAAGGCATCCCACGAGACATTGAGATTATACGCAAAAAAGGCGCAGAGAAACTTTGGAACAGGTTTCTTGAATGCTGGATATCTAGCTGCATGTGTAAGAGATGATTTCGCATATAAACGCAGAGCTGTCTATAAAACAACACCTAAGTGGGAGCCAGTATTTGAACCAGATGCAGCAATGCTAAGTAGCATTGGAGATGGAGCGATAAAGATTAATCAAGCTGTACCTGGTTATCTAGATGCGGAAGTACTAAGAGATATAACAGGAATAGCAAGTAACAAGTAAGGGGATTCTATGAAGGATATAGGCTTAGAGCTTCAGAAAAGCATAGAAACTGCGTTAAATGAAAGATTGGCGATAGATGTTGTTATAAAGGCGATAAAGCTCAAAGTTGAAAATGGTAAAGCAACTCAAAGAGATGTAACAATGCTATGCAAGAGGCTAGGGGAGATTGCTTCTAAAGTGCTGATAGAGAATATCAAGCCTGAGATGATGCCAAATGACAAAATGTATTGGAATATTGCAGAAAAAGCAATAAAACCGCTTTTGATAAAGATTCATGGCATTGTGAATAAAGTAGCTGCAGAGGTTGTCATGGCTGAACACAAGGCGAATGGAATACATATCAAGCCGATAGAACCAGTATTCCCAAAAGAAAGAATAGAATCACTTATAAATAATTTTGTGAATGCATATAACGTAGGAATTGAAGAGTATGACTAAAACTCGAAAAGAAATTGCTGAACAGGCGATAAATAAATATCTTAATGAGCCAATCAAGAATATTACACAAGCTTATTATGATGAGTTTGTCAAAGAAAATGCTGAAAGCTCTGCTCAGGTTGGATTGAAAACTATCGTGATTCGCAGAGAAATCGGCAGGTGTTGTGATTGGTGCGCTAGCCTTGCAGGAGAATATGAATATGGAGAACAACCAGCAGATTTTTTTAGAAGGCATGATTACTGTAAGTGCATAGTTTTATTTAAAAATATGAAGGGCAGATACACGGATGTTTGGAGTAAAAAAGAATTTGAGTCTGAAAAAGCAGCAAGGATTGAACGAATCAACGAGTTAGGAAATGAAAAAGCGTCTGAAATTTCAAGACTAAAACGCATTGCCAGAAGTCAAGACAAGTTATATATTGACACCCTAGCCATTCATAAAAAATATAAAGTAGAGGGCACCATTTTACCAGATAAAAAGACATATCTCATTAATGGCAAAAGATATGAATTGGACGGTAAACAAAATTATTTAGACTATAGTAACGATGAGCTGGAAACTGCGAAAGCAATAATCAAAGCCATCGGTGGAGATATACAGATGATGCCAAAAATAAATCGACCTAAAGAAATAAGGGTGGCGGATTATTTTAGGAATGGTAAGTGTAGAATTGATAAGAAAGAACCTAAGGGAGGAGGAAAGAACACAATTTATAATAATCTTGGTCGCGCTAAGGACCAAGCAGAATATGTTGCACTGGAGATTAGATCGTGTGAATTGAATAAAAAGGAAATATATTCGAAACTAGAGGAAGCATTTTGGTCATCACATTTAGATTTCCTTAAAGGAGTAATAGTGCTTGAAAACGATGAAGTAATAAATATATTCGAAAGGGTATAAAAAAGAGACTCCTGTCCCCCTCAACAATGGGTGAGAGGGAGAGGAATCTCTTAATATAATAGCAATATATCATTATACTTATCTAAAGTCAATTCAGTCACCCAATAAAATTAGGAGGAGTTATGCCAGAGGTACGAATTGGAAGGCAAATCCCTACCGAGTTCGTAACCCTGCCCTATTATAAAACAAAAGGGGCCGAAGCAATAAAGTTATACAACAAAACTGGTAGGATAGCGCAAGAGTGGCAAGAGCTACTCATATATGACATATTGGCACAGAATGAAGAAAAGCTATGGACTCATACAAAATTTGGATATTCGGTGCCAAGACGTAACGGAAAGAATGAGGTTGTGGCTATACGAGAACTGTGGGGGTTAAAAAATGGCGAACACATCATGCACACAGCCCATAGGACATCAACAACACATGCAGCTTGGGATAGATTACTAAAACTGGTTTCAAAAGCAAAGCTGCAGATTAAATCATCTTACAGAGCGTTTGGAAAGGAACATATTGAACTAGAAAATGGTGGAAAAATTGAATTTAGAACTAGAACAGCGAAAGGTGGTCTAGGAGAAGGATTTGATTTACTTGTAATAGACGAGGCACAAGAATATACAGATGATCAGGAATCTGCATTAAAGTATGTTGTATCGGATAGTAACAATCCGCAAACAATATATTGTGGTACACCACCAACACCAGTAAGCTCTGGAACAGTTTTTTTGAAACTAAGACAAAATGCCTTAGGTGGTAAAACAGTAAATACTGGATGGGCAGAATGGTCCGTAGATAAGAAAACAGATGTAAGAGATAAAGAAGCATGGTATCAGACAAATCCATCTTTAGGAACAATTCTTACAGAAAGAAAGATACTTGATGAAGTTGGAAACGATGATGACGACTTCAATATACAGAGACTTGGACTGTGGTTAAGATACAATCAAAAGTCGGCAATAAGCTCTAATGAGTGGGCGGAGCTTCAAGTACAGGCAATGCCTAAACTTGTTGGAGGCTTGTTCCTGGGAGTTAAGTACAGCAAAGATGGAACAAATGTTGCAATGTCTGTTGCATCTCGCACAGATGATGGACGAATATTTGTTGAATGTATAGATTGCAGACCAACAAGAGCAGGGAATAGCTGGATGATACCATTCATGATGAATCCAAATGTATATGACATAGTCGTAGACGGCGCTAATGGACAGCAATTGCTAGAAGAGAACATGAGAGAAATGAAACTCAAATCACCGCTGTTGCCAACTGTAAAAGAGATAATAGTGGCGAATGCTGCGTTTGAACAAGGTATATTCAGTAAAGAAATATGTCATGCTGGCCAACCATCATTAGCACAAACAGTAAGCAATAGTGAAAAAAGAGCGATTGGCACCAATGGTGGATTTGGTTATAAGTCATTAGCAGATAACATTGAAATCGCTTTAATGGATAGCACAATATTGGCATATTGGCTATGCTCAGAAAACAAAATACATGAAAAGCAAAGAATTAGCTATTAATGCAGCCTGAAGAGGCTGCTTTTTAGATATTTACGGGAACCACCCGGTAAGTGGTAGAAAGGTAAGGTGGAACATGAGTGATTTTACACCGATCACAACACAGGATGAGTTCGATGCAGCAATCAGAGAGAGATTGAATCGAGCAGAACAGAAGTTTGCTCAGCAGTATAGCGATTATGATGAGATTAAATCAAACAACGCTACTCTTGAGGAAACTATCGCAACCCAGACAAAGCAGATTGAAGAATTTACTGAAAAGCAGTCCGGACACGAAAAGGAACTTGCAGAGTTGCAAAATCGAATCAGCGTTTATGAAAAGAACGATATGAAGATTAGAGTTGCGCACGAGGCAGGTATCCCATATGAGCTTGCAGGTAAGTTATCAGGTGATGATGAAGATGCTTTGCGAAAGGATGCAGAAACTTTTAAATCTTTTTTAGGCAAGCCTAAAACACAGCCGATGAGAGATACAGAACCATCAGGCGGTGATATGAAAAAGGCTGCACTAAAATCAATGCTAGGTAATTTAAGAAAGGAATAAGAAACAATGGCAGAAACACTACAGATGGGAACAATGTTTGCACCAGAGGTGGTAGCAGATCTATTTAACAAGGTAAAGGGACACTCAACACTTGCTCAGCTATCGGGGCAGATTCCAGTAGCATTTACAGGAAGCGATATCTTCACATTCTCAATGGATAGTGAAGTAAATCTCGTTGGAGAAGGCGGAAAGAAGGGCGCAGGTGGCATTAAGGCTGAACCTGTTAAGATTGTACCGCTTAAGGTTGAGTACGGAGCTAGAGTATCTGATGAATTCATGTATGCATCAGAGGAGAAGCAGCTCGATATCCTAACTGCTTTTAACGACGGTTATTCCAAGAAGATTGCACGTGGTCTTGACATCATGGCAATGCATGGAGTTAATCCTAGAGATAAGCAGGTATCTTCGCTAATCGGGACAAAGAGCTTTGATACTGCAACTGGTGTGACAAAGGTTGACTACATAGCTGGAACTGAAGAGGCTGTGCTTGAAACAGCAGCTGCAGCAATCGGTGAGTATGATGTAACAGGATTTGCACTATCGAAGACATTCGGAAGTGAGCTTGCAAAGATCAAGGTAAACGGAGTACCTCAGTATCCAGAATTTAGATTCGGTGCTAGCCCTGGTGCTCTTGGTGGCACTGCGTGTGATGTAAACAGCACAGTATCATTCGCAAACAAGGCTGTTGGATACGTAGGAGATTTTGCAAATGGGTTTAAGTGGGGATTTGCTAAGGATATTCCACTAGAAGTTATCCCTTACGGTGATCCTGACCAGACAGGAAAGGACCTCAAGGCATACAACCAGGTATACCTCAGAGCAGAAACTTATATCGGCTGGGGAATCCTAGATCCATCCGCGTTTGCTAAGATTATTAAGAAGGACTAGTAACATGAGGTATAGAAACACAATAAGCGGAGAAGTTATTGAAGTCGATGCACCAATCAGCGGAGAATTCTGGGAAGACGCAGATGAAGCAGAAGCTAGAGAAGAGGCTGAAACTGAAGATGCTGAAGAGGCTGAAACTGAAGATGATGAAGCTGATGAGCCTAACAAAAAGGGCGGAAAGAAGGCTTAGAAATGAGCAACTACGCAACTCTTGAAGATATCAACAAGATGTGGCGAAATTTGTTACCGAAAGAGCAGGAGCGTGCAGAAGCGCTCCTGCCTATTGTTTGTGACACGCTTAGGCATGAGGCAAGCTTAACTGGAAAAGATTTGGACAAGATGATTGAAGCATCACCAATTCTAGGGAGCATTGCTAAGTCGGTGACGGTAGACGTAATTACAAGAATGCTACTATCATCTACAACTAATGAACCGATGACACAATTCTCTCAATCGGCGATGGGATATACAACATCCGGCACATATTTAGTTCCTGGAGGAGGACTATTCATCAAAGATGCAGAACTATCCAGGCTAGGGCTAAAAAGACAGAGATTAGGAGTGATTGATATATATGGAGATTAAAGGAATTACCGTAACACTATATGAAAAGCTTGTTACAGGTAAAGATAAATTTGATACAGATATATATGAAGAGCATGCTGTCAACGTTGAGAATGTACTTGTTGCACCGGTAACATCTGATGATATCACAACAGAAAGATCAATTAAGAGCGATAAGGTTATTTATAAACTAGCAATCCCAAAAGGTGATACACACACCTGGACGGATTGCCTTGTTGAATTTTTTGGAAAGAAATTCAAAGTTGTTGGAGAACCTATCGAAGGGATAGAAGAAATGCTCCCACTATTGTGGAATAAACAAGTGCAGGTGGAATGTTATGACTAAGTTTCAGCTAAACAGAAGTGGTGTAAGAGAGTTATTGAGGTCTGATGAGCTTATGGCAGAGTGTAGTAAACACGCAAAAAGAATCCAAAATAGGTGTGGTGATGGTTATGAAATGACAACACATGTTGGAAAGAATCGTGTAAATGCATCTGTGCACGCAAAAACCATTAAAGCACGGAAAGATAACTCGAAAAACAATACACTTCTTAAAGCTATGAGAGGTTAATGATGGTTGAGTTAACAGTTTTTGAATGGCTGAAAAAGAAGTTACCTGGCATTAAGGTGTATATTGAAGAACCTAAAAATGCTGGTGATAAGTTTGTTCTAGTCGAAAAAACGGGCGGCACTGAATCTGTAGGACTAAACACGGCAACATTTGCCGTACAAACGTATGGAAAGACACGATATGAAGCTGCAGAGCTGAACGAAAAGGTGAAAGAAGTCATGTACAAGATGGCAGGGCCTGATAGTGTTGCAACTAAAGTTGAACTCAATTCAGATTATAATTTCACCGATTTAACGACTAAGAGATATAGATTTCAGTCAGTATACGATATTACTTATTACAATTAGGAGGAATACAAATGGCAACAAATGTAAATGCAGCATATGTTACTGCGGGAAAGCCAAAAGTTGGTGGAGCTATCTGGAGAGCGCCAGTAGGAACACCGATTCCAAGTGATGCAAAAACAGCGCTTAATGCAGCATTTAAGTCACTTGGATATATTAGTGATGATGGTGTTAAAAACGAGAACAAGCTAGATACAGATGATGTTAAGGCTTGGGGCGGAAACACCGTAGCATCTCTGCTCAAGGAGAAGACGGATAAGTTTGAAGTAACGCTCATTGAGGCACTTAATGTAGAAGTATTGAAAACTGCATTTGGTAGCAAGAATGTAACAGGAACATTAGATGATAAGGTAGTGATTAAATCAAACTCATCTGAAACAGAAGATGCAATCTATGTTATTGAAACGGTACTTAAGGGAGGCTATATCAAGCGCATTGTAGTACCTGCTGGAACGATTTCTGAAGTAGGTGAAGTTGAGTACAAGGATGATGCAGTAATCGGATATGAACTAACTATCACTGCAAAGCCAGATGGCTCTGAAAACACACATTACGAATATATTGAGAAGGCGTAAGGAGGTAAGTCATGGCAGAAAAGAAATATGTTAGCGGTGAAACTGAAAGTGGTTTTGTTTTCAACATCGAAGTAGAACGCTTGGATAACATGGAACTAATTGATGCACTTGCAGAACTCGAAGATGATCCATTGCAGATGTCTACTGTTATCAGATTGCTGTTGGGTAAGGAGGATAAAAAGAGACTGTATGATCATGTTAGAACGGATGGGGGCATGGTTCCTAGCGGACTAGTTGAAAAAGAACTAGGTGAAATATTCACGTTATCACAAGAGCTAAAAAACTAATCTGCCTTGCTAGCTTCATTAATGTTGATGAGGATGCGTTAATATGTGACTTTGTAGAGACTTATCATATATATGATTATCGTGCTCTCCCGGCAAGACTTGTAGCCAAGTTGGCAGCCGGATTAAAAGACTCAAGCAGAATAAAAACCAAAGTATCGGGACTAGTGGTAGCTCCCGATACTTTTTTATTAGCGTCGATATTTGACATTGTAAATCTGCTGTTGTGGTCTCGCACAGAGGACGGAGAAAAGGGAAGAAATCGCCCTACAAGAATATCAGCCAACATGGTGAGTGAATTTGCTAGTGAAAAGATAAATACTCACGAAACGCTTATATTTGACTCTGCAGAGGAGTTTGAGGCAGCAAGGGAAAGATTCAGGAGGGATAAGTAAATGGCAACAGAATTAGGAAAAGCATATGTGCAGGTTATCCCGTCCGCAAAAGGCATTGGAGGGATGCTTAAAAAGTCGATGGGCGGCGATATGGATAGTGCTGGTACATCGCTTGGAAAAGGATTAGGAAGCAAGATAAAAGCAGCGATAATTGCCGCTGGAATTGGAAAAGTATTAAAAACTGCGATATTCGAGGGGGCAAAACTAGAACAGTCGCTAGGCGGTGTAGAAACACTATTCAAAGGTTCTGCTGGTCGAGTAAAGAAGTATGCGGCAGAAGCATATAGGACTGCTGGGATGTCAGGAAATGAATACATGGAAAATGTTACATCGTTTTCTGCAGCTATGATTAGCTCCTTGGGAGGAAATACCAAGAAAGCTGCCAAACTATCAAACCAGGCAATTACAGATATGTCTGACAATGCGAATAAAATGGGAACCGATCTCAGTATGGTTACTCAGACATATCAGTCATTAGCGCGTGGACAATACCAGATGCTTGATAATCTTAAATTAGGTTATGGCGGTACTAAAGGTGAGATGCAGAGGCTCTTAAATGATGCCGAAAAGCTCACCGGTAAGAAGTACGACATCAGCAGTTTCTCGGATGTAACTCAGGCGATTCATGCTATTCAAACGCAGATGGGAATAACTGGAACAACAGCTAAAGAAGCGGCAAGCACCATATCCGGTTCGTTCAACATGATGAAAGCTTCTGCAAAAGACTTCCTAGGCAACTTAACGTTAGGAAGAGATGTAAGCAAGTCAATGGAGAACCTTGTTACATCAACCGGCACATTCCTCAGTAATCTATTGCCAGCATTAGGGAATATCGCGAAGGGCCTTGTAAATGTAATTGGCACTACATTTCCGCAGATGTTTAGCAAAATAGGCAATAGCCTTGGAGCAAGCATGCCAGGACTTATATCAAAAGGATTAACTATGGTTACCCAATTCACAGCAAGCTTAAGAAAAAATGCTGGAAAGTTTGTTAGCGCTGGTATGGAGATGCTTTTGAAACTAGCGCAGGGATGGGCAAATTCTATGCCTGTGATGATACAAAAAATCCCACAGATAATAACCAATATTGCGGGCCTTATAAATGATAATGCTCCGAAGATAATGATAACTGGTGGGAAAATTATCATTACGTTAGTCAAGGGGTTAATTAATGCAATCCCTACATTGATAGCAAATATACCTCAAATATTGAGGGCAATGTGGAATGCGTTTACAGCATTCAATTGGATGAGTCTAGGCTCAACTATGATAAGTGGCATAGCAGGAGCATTAAGAAGTGGAATTGGCTCGCTGTTTAGTGCAGCACAAAGTTTATGTGTAACAATAGTTAACGCATTTATCAACTTACCTACAGTGCTATTTAATGCAGGTGCAACAGCAATTGTACACTTGATTCAAGGGTTTAGATCCGCTTGGGGAGTAATTACTAGTATTGGCGGTCGTATTGTTATTGCTGTAATATCGGGACTTATAAGTCTTGCAAGTCGTATGTGGAGTAGTGCAAAGAGTGCTGCGTCAAGAATGCTTAGCGCATTTAGAGCCGTAAGCTGGGGAAGTGTTGGCACACACATCATATCTGGAATAATAAGAGGTATTGCTGGTGCAGCTGGTAAATTATTTTCCTCGATGAAGAATCTTGCCTCGAAGGCGCTTTCAGCAGCTAAAAAGGTGCTGGGGATTAATTCTCCATCAAGAGTATTTGCTGCAGAGGTTGGAAGATGGATTCCTGCAGGTATAGCTGTTGGAGTAACCAAAAATTCAGGAATATTAAGTAGTGTTATGGATGATACTGCAAAGAGTATGACAGCTTCATTTAATCCAAATCTTGTACGTAATGCGCAGATTAGCTGGAGCGGAGCAACACAGAATAATGCTGCAAATCAAACAGGAAATGTTGTACAGAACATCAACATTTACCAGCCTGTAAAAACTCCTGGAGAGACAGCAGAAGCTATAAAGAATACAGCTAAGTATGCGTTCGCGGGGGACTATATATAAATGAGAAACAAAGGATATTGTGTTAGAGCCATCCGTAGTGATGGCTTAACATTTAATTATGAAAATGATGATTGGATGATGACATCGCTTGAGGGAGCAGAGTTTCCTCAAATTGAAGTATTTACCGAGGCTAAAGGAATCGGTGATGGTGATTTAATAACTGGGCGACGTAAAGGATCTAGAACGATAGAAGTTGCCACAGTTCCTAGAAATTATGATGATGGCGATTATAGGGAACTACGTAGAGCGGCACTTTTCTTTCACAACCCAGCATTTACCTATGATGTTGAAATAACATACATGGGAGATGTCAAAATAGCAAAAGAATGTGCAATTAAAGGACTGACATTTCCAACAGAAAGGTATCGAAAAAATGCATCGCTAAAAGTATCCTATCTATCGCCTTATGGCGAACTTTTTGCCGTTGGAGAAGAACAATCGAACTTATCTAGTGTAACAGCAAGATGGTCAGTTACAAGAGCTTATACATCAGGTAAGAAAATGTTGTACTCCACCGAAGATAGATCAGATAGTGTATTGATAGAATACGAGGGAACTGCAAAAACAAATCCTATTATTAAAATCATCGCAGATGGTTATGTAAAAGACTTAGTTGTAAAAGTTGGAGATGCAACATGTGTTGCGGAAGTAACTTTGAAAAAGGGAGATATCGTAAGCATCGATGGTTCTAAAGCATATGCAACACTAAATGGTGAGATGATAAAGAGTCCCGTGGACTATAGGAATTTGAAGCTTGTACCAGGTGCAAATTTGATATCTATAACATCACCGAGTGGTACAGCATTTAAGTCTAAAATCACATATACAGGAAGGTATGATGGCATATGATCAACTTTTATGACAAAGCTATGAATCCACTGGAGCCAATTGAGTTTATCGAAATCACATGGAATAGAAAGTGGAATGAAGCTGGAGATTTTACGATATATACCATTGCAAGTGAATGGAATGACAAAATTAAATATGTAAATATAGATGGTCGTCCAGAAACTGGCATTGTAAAAAAGACTGTTATTGAAGAAAAAATAGAGGGAACCTTTGTTACTGCAAAAGGGTATTTTCTAGAAAAACTGCTAGACCTTGTACAAGCAAGAGAAGACAGCAACGCATTTGCAAAAGCAGCAGATCACACAGAGTGGGAATTCTGGGTAAGCCTCGAAATAGATGCACACGTTCTAGCCAACAATGTAATTGGGGTAACACATCAACCTAGACCATCATTTCTTGGAGGTATTCACCCGGCAGACGGAAGTCCTTGGCCAGATGAAGTCGACCTTTCTATAAAGCAGGGTGACAACATAGGGGAAGCTATACGTAATTACTTATTACTGCACAACATGTCTCCAATAATTGAGATCAGGAAGTGGCCACTTGCATCTGAATTAGAGCGATGGGAAAAGAATCCAGACGAGCCACATTTCACTTATCTCATTGGACCAAAAGTAGGCAGAGATTTAAGCGATAAAATTATTTTTGGAAAAGGCTATGAAAATGTATCCAGAGTTGAATATCAATATGATGATAGCGATGCTTTTCCGTATTATCAAATCTTTCAAACTATGGAGACAACCGGATTCTCAAATGAAGCAATAATCACAGATGAAGGTGGCAATAGCAGAGGTAGAATTACAGAATTCTACATTGACGAGAACAACAGACCGATAGATGTAGATTATTACCCTAAAAAAGTAATTGAGGGTAATGTATCTGGAATCGAACTTAAGCCTGCGAACGAAGCACAGATAAGAGAGCAAATGCGACAGCAAGCTAAGGTTGATATGCTTAATCATTATAGACAAGAAACCATAGTGGCAGATATCATCCAGAACAATATTTATTATCTACATGATTATGATATCGGTGATTTATGCAGCATCTCATTTGATGAGATTGAGCAGACATTCAAAGCTCGAATTGTAGAAGTAAATGAAACGTATAGCAAAAACAGACTGGAGTTAAAAATCACATTTGGCACACCTAGAAAAGCTAAGTATATTCCAGTCAGCATATAGGAAGGAGGACATATGATAAGTTATCCATTTATCTCAAAAACCACACCATCTGATCCATATGGGGATAGAGCAATCGACCATAGGATGGAGCGCACATTTAATAAAATGTGCTGGAGCAATGGTGTTTTTATGACAAGTGCAGATGGTAGTAATTTGCAGGTTGTAGCAAACGGAGGAATGACAGTAGGGGTGATGCCTGGAGGCTGCCATATTGAAGGTACAAGAGGTTACGAGCAAAACAAAAGGATTATCTCTATCAGTGCTGCACATACCTCACTAAAGAGGATAGATAGAATTGTTGCAAGGATGGATGATTCTGATAGCGTAAGAAGCATTGAGATTTATAAAAAGGAGGGCGTATCATCTACGACTCCAACGGCTCCTGAACTTGTGAGAGAATCAAACTACTACGAGATTGCACTTGCTGACATATACGTTATGCCAGGAGCGACAGAGATAACCAATGCTAACATTGTTGATGCAAGACAGGATAGAGATTTATGTGGAATGGTTATTCCAGCATTTCCTACTCCGCTTAATCTTGAGTCAATATCTAATCAGTATGTAAGTTTGTTACAAGCAGCAGTAAGTGGAACCGCAGCGGGCAATTTACAAAACAAAATAGATAAATTGAGAACGGATGTGAGCAATGCGAATATTAGCATGACCGATGTACACATCAATAATGCATCGTTAGAGTCTGAGCTTGTTGCTTACTTCGGTAGCAGCATAAGAGTATAGGAGGTGGAATATGATAAGTCTTAATAACACGCTCACAGCCATCATGGATAAATTTAAGAGTATCGATGCGGCGGACACTGGCATCAGGACAAAGATTATAACTAAAACTATCAACATCAAGAAGGGAATAAACTCTCTCGGAAGTGTTGGTATCGAGGTGGATAAAATCATCTCAATTAGTGGAGCTGAATGGAATACTTGTAAAGTTAAGGTTGTTATCTCCTATATGGGGGGGGTAAAGCTCTGTAAAATCAAGGTTTTCAAGCGCTTTGCAAAACTAATAAAGATGGGAGGTGTTGCATAATGATATCTCTCAATAAATTTATGGCAGAAGTGAAGAATAAGTTGAAGAGGCTTGAAGATAAGAAATATGTAAAAGATACCTTGTCTTTGAGCGGAACATGGACAGCTCCACATGACGGAATCGTTACTTGTAGCGGAAGAGCAACTGCTGCAGGTGCATATTTGTTTTGCAAAGATTTAACAGAAAATGAATATGTTGGATTGTGCACAATTGCGAATAATCAGCAGTATGGCTCTGTTTGCTTTGCTGTAATTAAAGGGCGCAGCTACAGCTTCTTACACAGCAATTGGGGCGAGCAACGCAACGTGTACATTCATCAGAATTAGGAGGAATCAAATTGTTAGACTGGACAAGCATTGTAGTAGCTTGCGTATCGGCACTTGGGGCGGGCGGGGGCTCGCTGTACGGTATTCGCAAATCGAGCTGCCTTACTGATTACAAGATAGACAAGCTTACGGAAGAGGTTAGGAAGCATAACGACTTCGCATCGAGGATTCCTGTAATCGAGGAAAGACTCGAGGTGGTGAAGCATCGATTAGATGATTTAGAAAAAAATAAATAAGTTAGTTAGCCGGGCGAAAGCTCGGCATTTTAATTGTCTGAAAGGAGGACAAAAATGAATCTAGATTTTATTTCAAAACTGTTTATCCCAATGGTGCTAGTATTTTGCTTGTGCATTGGCTATCTAATGAAAAATTACATGCCATCAGATAACAAGATAATCCCAACAGCACTATTCGTCATAGGAGCTATCTGCGGTGTTATCTGCCTGGGTGTCAATTTCGAAGCGCTTGTAAGAGGTGGATTAACCGGGTTAGCTTCTACTGGATTGCACCAAGCGTTTAAGCAGTTTATAAGCAACCCAAAAGTTGGCGGCGAATTCAACAAAATGAGCAGTGCAGAGCTGCATGAGGAATTAGATCCAACAGATGCACCACTAGAGAATGCGGAGGGATAA